GTATCGATACCTATACTCTGAAAAAACTTTAAGATTTTTCGAACCGTGTTGGTATCCGATTTCATGGTGGCATAGATCCCCGGTCGCTTTAATTTTACAACAACATGCTTCCCATTTTTTAGTACAGCCCTGTGAACCTGACCTATACTCGCCGACTTGAAAGGAGTCTCTTCAAAACTTTTAAAGATGTCCATGTCCAGTTTGTCCTTCACGAGATTGTAATCGAAGGCTGGAACATTGTCTTGAAGAGATTCGAGTTCTCGTGTAAACTCGGGAGGGTACAGGTCTCCTCGTGTCGATGCTATTTGTCCTAATTTTACAAAAGTGGGTCCGAGCTCCAACAGCTCACCCTTCGTCCACTTTCCAAGTTCGGCCTTGTCTTCCACAAATCGTTCCTTCCATAAAAATTTGGCTGCAAATTTCCATGTTTTTACTCTTTGATTTCCCGCCAACTTGACAGGTGGCACACCCACTGAATGTTGGCTGAGTACAGACAACATATCTTACAATAGCAGTATACTTTTTTCTATAAGCCCTTAGATATTTTGTTAGTTAACAATAGAATGAAGATTCATATTGTCGGAGCGGGACCAACTGGTATGTCACTCGCATGGGAATTACTTAGGTCGGGTGAACACGAAATTACCATCTACGATAAAAAAGTATCAGCGGGAGGCTCATGGTGGGAACCGAGCACCGAGTACAGAGACCTTCACGCCCACAGGATTGTCTTTGACAAGGCGTTCATAAATACCATGTCTCTGTTCGAGGAGATGGGAATCGATTGGAACGATTTCTTTAAACCCAAAGACAATGGTCAGCATGTCAATTACGTTCTTCGTTCTTTACGACTCAGAGACTATGGAACACTCATTTCCTTTTTCGTTCGGGTTCTCGCTCAACCCGAAAAGTACAAGAGCATCTCGGTCAAAGACGCTCTCGGTACTCTCACCGAAGAAGGTCAAAAGTGTATCGAACACCTTCCTCTCATCATGGATGGTGTTACGTGGGAAGTGATGTCCGCCTATGAATTTGTAAAAAATCTGGATCACGTGGGTTTATCCACACCTCACACACAACTCGCATCCGGTAAGTTCATGTGTGATGCTATGGAGCAAGCCCTCCTCGACGCCGGTGCCAACTTTGTGTTCGGCGTGGAACTGAAGGATGTACAATACAGTGAGGATGCGTACGTCGCGACCTTCATGGATGAGAAAATCATAGACGACGGAATGTTGTTCCTGTGTTTGGATAACAGCCCCGCCATCAAATTTTTAGGAAACAATTGGGGTCCCGACGCTGAGAAAAAGGTTCGAGAAAGTACGTACGGTGCGATCAACGTTCTCCTCGATTACGATGAACCTGTACAGATCAAGACGGATCTCGAGATAGCGGCCAACACGAGATGGAAAATACAACCTAAAGTTCTTTCGGACGGAAAAACAATTTCGTGTGTCATTTGTCATCTCACCGAAGAAATCACCAATTCCGATCCAGACACGATAAAACGTGAAGTCATCGAACAGTTGGGTTTACACGATCCCGTGAGTGCGCGTATCGCGTGGGGTGCGGATTGGGAGGATGGAAAGTGGACCTTTTCTCAATCTTCGGGTGTGCTCAGCCTTCACGGTCAACTTCCTTTCTTCGGTAGATGCTCGAAGGTTGCCATGTGTGGTATGATGTCTCCGAGGTACACTCCATACTCTAGCATAGAGGCGGCTATCGAGGTATCCAGGCGTGTGAGTCACGAATGTTTCGGTACGCGTCAGCCTCTCAAGCCTCTCCTTCTTTCACAAGTTATCATATTCATCGTAGTGTTACTTATAGTTTTAGTTCTTTTGTACCGTAACAGAAAACAATGAAGTGTGTGGTTAAAGTGCACACACCGATGTACGAATTTAATGATAAAAAGTATATCCGTTTGGTGGTTCCTTCGAAACTCGCGACGATCATCTCTGACATACACGCCTCGAGAATGCACCTTCTCGTGAACCAAAACGTGGATGATCCTTTGGATGGTCGTGTACTCACAGTCAAAGTTCCGTTCCGATATAGGAGAGTGATGTGTGAGGTCAAAGGAAAACCTGTACAGTCTCTTATACGGGATGACGAAGTGGAAGTCGAAATGAACTTCAAGGGTGTTTGGAATGTGGGAAATCACTCGGGCTTTTCTTGGATACTCTCGAGCTCTTCAACCTCTTGAGTGGGATTGTTGGGAAGTTCGATGGTGTTTACACCACCCTTTTTAAGATTGACGAACGTCTGCAAAACACCTTGCAGACGGTAGATTTCCTGAGTCAGATTTTCAATGTTCGCGCGAACTTGCTTAATGTTTTCATCGACGTCGAGAGTAGGCATCTTCTACTCATTTAAAGTTTACACTCTTTAAATGAGTATGCTTACACGGACCGGATACCTCGTGGATGCGGGACCGATACAAGAAATTAAAAAAGAACTTACCGTAAGACCCATAGTCAATGGCGATTTCGGATTTCCTCCACCACCTTTTAAAGTTTATAAACCAACTAAGAATGGAATCTGCGTTCCAAGATTCTACGGAACTTCTAAACTTGGAGAACCCTCCCAGGACCGACGTCCCGAACCTGTTAAGACCAGAAGTGCATTCACCGGAAAGCTCCGAGATGCCACCCACCAAAACGAAGCCTTTGATGCTGCTATCAAGGCGGGTCATGGAGTTCTTTCGTTGCCATGCGGGTATGGCAAGACCACCGTATCCCTGGCGATAGCTTCAAAATTGGGGTATAGGACCATGATCATCGTACATAAACAGTTCTTAGCCGACCAATGGAAAGAACGTATTCAACAATTTTGTCCGGGTGCCACGATCGGTATGGTTCAGCAGAACAAAAAAGAGGTGGAGTGTGATTTTGTCATCGCCATGCTTCAGTCTCTCTCACTGAAAGAGTATTCCTTCTCGGATTTTGAAAGTATTGGAACAGTCATCGTCGATGAAGCACACCACATCTGTGCCAAGGTTTTCAGTCAATCTCTATTTAAACTTTGTCCCCGGCACATTTTCGGGCTTTCAGCGACACCAGAGAGAAAAGATGGACTCACAAAGGTGCTTCACTGGTTCATGGGCCCCACCTTTTTTGCTGTCGAGCGGAAAAATCAGGAACAGGTGGAAGTGTTTCCAGTCACGTTTGATTCTGCAAACTATAGAAATCCTCCACCGTCCATGCGAAACGGAAAGATTTCGATGCCAAACATGATCACAGATGTTGTCGAAGATCGGCAACGTAATAAGATGCTCGTGGAACTCGTGAAGAAGGCGTCGAGTGGTACCAGGCAGTTACTCGTGTTGAGTGATCGCAGACAACATTGTGAATTCCTTCACCAGTGTTTTCCCAAAACCTCGGGACTGTACATGGGTGGCATGAAAGAGGCTGAACTTCAAGCGTCGTCTAAAAAGAAAATCATCTTTGCGACGTTCTCACAAGCGCATGAAGGTCTCGACATACCCACACTCGACACAGTCATCTTGGCGTCGCCAAAGTCGGACATCACCCAGAGTATCGGTCGTATCATGCGAGAAACAAAAGGGAAACAGAATAATCCACACATCTATGATGTACACGACCCGTGGTCTATTTTCACAGCCATGTTTTACAAGCGTATGAAAGTCTACAGAAACGGTGGATTCAAGATTCATGGTAAGGTGGTGGAGGAACAGAAGAGTGACTTCCCTCAGGGAAAGTGTCTGTTTTTATAATCTAAACAACTATTAAATGTCTGGTGCATTAATACAGTTGGTATCCAAGGGGATACAAGATGTGTACCTCACGAGTGACGAGGGACATTCTTTCTTTCGCATGAAATTCACGAGGCACACAAACTTTTCCCAAGCCCCGAAGTTCATCAAGACTATCGACACGAACGATACGTCTATTACCATTCCGGTTTTGGGTGATGTCATCAACGGTTTGTGGTTCGAATCTACGAACACGAGTAACGCGAACATAGCCTCTAATTTGTTCCATAATTCAACCTTAGATTTGTACATCGGTGGACAGAAAGTTGATTCTCAGCATTACGATTATTACGCAGAGATATGGCCCAACTATCTCGCCGATACGTACAACAAGTCTCAGGAACTCAATAACAAAGCGTCTACATCTAACCAGACATTCATGCCTCTTCACTTTTTCTTTTGTGACCATAAAGCGTTCCTACCTCTCATCGCCATGCAACACCATCAAGTCGAGATTAAAATCACATTCGACCAAACAGCCATAGCGAATTCGTCGGAAATTGAAAGAACCGCCGATTTTTATGGCAACTACGTGTACCTGGATAAAGAAGAACGAGAATCATTGTTGAACCGCACACTCGATTTTGTCGTCACACAGACACAACGCATAGAGTTTCCTCTCGAGAGCGTCGCGGATAACACTACTGAGTCTGGTGGATACAACAAACTCGATATTTCGGCGTTCAACCATCCCGTCAAGTCTCTCTTTTTTGGATACGGAACGTCGAATTCTAATTTCGCCGGTGACCGTTTCTCTTTTAAGAATGCTGACATCATGATTAACGGTGTTTCTTTCCTCGAAAATATGACCCCGACGTATTTTCACACAGTACAAAATTATTACAAGTCGAACTTTGGACAAACGGAATTTGATGTTGATAGTCACACGGGTGTGTACACTCGCTACTTCGTGTATCATTTCTGCTTAAACGCTTCCGATTACAACCCCTCCGGTTCTTGTAACTTTAGCCGTCTAGATGATGCGAAACTCATCCTCAGGGGTGTGGAAAAGGGGGAGCTACGACCGTCGAATCAGAGTATTTTCGTATACGCCGTTAATTACAATGTGCTACGACTGAAGGACGGATTAGCCGGAATTTTATTCGGCAACTAAAGTATAAATGGGTAAGCTTGTGAGAGCTGGTCAAATTTTTGTAACCAGTCTAGATGCAACACCCAGAGAGACCGATGTCTTGACGGGTCTTGCGAGTATCGACGCTGGTGAAATTACAGCGGACGAAATTGTTGTGGCGAATTTGAAGATTACGGGTGAACTGACATCTATTTCAGATACAACTCAGTTTGCGGGTACTACAAATGTAAATCGTCTCACGGCCACACAGGTCGGTATAGGCACGGATAACCCCATCAACGATCTTCAAATTGGTACGAATGATTTAATCGTAAACAGAACTGTTCAAAATCTTGTGACTGTACGTGGTAATGTTGTCAGTACGAATGTGTTAGCGACAGATACATTCAAAACGACCAACGATTCGTTCGTCGTTGATGCCGACAACTCTAACGTGATCACGGTCACTGGGAATACTGTATCTACGAATGTCACGGTGAATAAACATCTTCACGTCGGAACGGATATTGTTCAAGACACGGGAGCTAACGTAGCCGTTTTTGAAAACGGTAACGTCGTCATTCGAGATGGTTTCTTACAAGTGTTTGGTAATATCGATGTGAGTGGTAACTTGTCGATAACAGAAATTCCGTCGTATACGAGTGTAAACAATCTTGTCGTGTCTAATGCCGTCATCTTGATGGGTGACGGTAACAACGGGACCTACGACATGGCCGTGCTCATGAGGGATGGTGCCCCGGATACCTCCAATGTATTCTTGGGCTATACACACGTCGATGATACCTTTAAATTATCAAGAACCTACGGTACTCCCGAAGATGCCACTTTCACTATGGACAGTGCAAACACAGTGAACCTTCACGTGTTCGGTGACATTTACACACAAAACAACGTGGGTATCGCAAATACCTCACCGGCGTTTTCCCTTTCTGTGGGATCTAACGTGTACATAAATGATGTGGCATCATCTTCGGCCAATGTTCTTCATGCAAACGGATACGGCTTCTTCGAAGGTTTACGAATCGGTGACGACGGTCTCACAGTCGGTAGCCTCATCACACTCGACGCGGATGCGGCTATACCTATGGTTGTTTCGTCAAAGATCGAGGCCGATGGTATTCAAACGACGGGTGTCAATTCATCCGGTATCGCGAATACGAATCCGGCACACACGTTATCTATCGGTGATAAGATATTCTTCAGTACCACAGATGCGAATGCTGTTACTGTCATCGGTAACACGGCGACGGGTCGTCTCATCACGGAGTCTATTCGTGTACAAGATTTCATCGAAGTAGAGGGTGAATCCGGTATTTCTTCAGCCGCGAATGTTATCATTCACGGTGATATTACTGGTGAAGATTCTACTTCGAACACAGTGAGTATCCGCGCGGGTCCATTGACCTCGAATATTAGTGCTCTCGAAATTAATGGTGCTAAAACATCACCCAGTCATCAGTCCGTAATCATAAAGACAAAGAATACCGAACGTTTACGAGTCGTATCTGGTGGTAATGTTGGTTTATCCAACACTAATCCGAGTGAACTTTTAACTCTTGGTGGTAACCTCAAGTTAAATGATAGTAATGCGGCTATACTAGGAAGCGATACAACCTACCTGAAAGCTTTCACAGATGTCAATGGTAATCAAACGAGAATCGAAAACCGTGTAGGAACCGGTAAGGGTCTCAACTTTTACGCGAGTACCACCGATACGATGGGAACCCCGAAGATGACCATTCTCGAAACAAGCAATGTGGGTATAGGCACTATTACACCTAAGGGTCTCTTACATACGTCAGGTGGTACGGTATTCATAAACAATGAACCCGCAAACCGTGTCGCATATAATCACTTGAATACACCGATGGTCATAAGCAACACAGTCGAGACCGAGGATACTGTATCCCAAGAACCAATCCTTGAATTAACACGTGAAGGTGTCTTAAACAACTATGAAGCCGTTCGAGCGACATTCAAGTTGGGTAAACACGACCTCACGAACAACAAATCCAAAACACAACTGGATATTTACCTCGCGGACGAAGATTACAGTGATGAGACAGATATTCTCACACTTCGAAGTGATGGACGTGTCGGTATAGGCTCGACCGTTCCGGAAGCATTTTTAGAAGTTGTGAGCAGTGGGATAGGAAACGCGCGTGAAAATAGTCTCATGATTCACAACCACCACGGTGCGGGTGGTGCAGGTGACGCGATCATGGCCGCCCAAACGGACGCGACACAAGGAAACGCGTTCACATCGTACATTCAAACGACGAATGATTCAAACCCTCGTGGATGGTCTGTTGGTATCACCGGAACGAGAGATTTTAGAATTACTCGTAACATTAATGAAGTATCTGATTCGACAAATGTTGGAATGTACATAGATGGGAGTACACGTAATATGGGTATAAGTACAGACGCTCCCCGTGCTAAACTGGAAGTCAGTGGTAATGTTATCATCGGTAACAAACTTTCGTTTGGTGGTTTAACTTCCGATGAGTTTGGTAACACCTTTATCCAAGAACAGTATTATGATGCCGTAGGTGGTAAAACAGAACTCGTCATATTCAAGGGTAATGATCGAACTGGTACCGCCGCCCCCGATAGGATTCGTTCTATCGCCGCCGAACACCTTTTCCAAACGTATAACACGAACTTACCATCCCTGACTACGAACCAGATCCAGTCCGCTTTAGATGGGGATGCCGCGGTGGTGTCGCGTGCGATGACTATAACTCCTTCGGGTGTAGTCGTCATAGGAGCTTTACCTCTCGATAACCAAGGTGAATTAGACGTAAGTAGTGGAACTCGATTCTACGTCGGCGGTGGTCTTGAGTTCGCCGATAACCAGGCGATTAAGTTCGGTGCTTTAGATATTTTTACGGCGACTGGTGTCGTTACCCAAAACATCGTAGAATCTCTAGGAGATGCTCCCTTATTATTCAGACAAAAGGTACAAGGTACCAGCACGGAGTACGCTCGATTTACCCATGAAGGTCTCATCGGTTTCGGCACAGATTCACCTGAAGCGAACGTCCACATTTACTCGGATGCGACGGGCGACACAGATGTCCTCAAACTCCAAAATCCCGGTACAAATTCTAAGGTTGGTCTCATTCTTCACACAAATGATAATTACGGTGGATACGTGAGAGGTTTCAGTGATTCCACCCATTCCGTACATGGTACGGTGATAGGTGCTGTGAACAATGGTACCGAAGGAGATGGCATTCACATCATACACACGTCAAATGTAGGTGTGGGTACTGTAAACCCCAGTGAGCATTTCACCGTGTATAACGGTACGGCTCGTTTAGAACATGCGACGAGTAATGCCATTCTCGAATTCAAGACGACTGGTGGAGTGTCCAACATCTACGGTGACCACACTGGTAATGTGTTTGTAGACCCAGTAAGAAGTTTTATCGTGAATAGTGACACTGAAATTGTCGGTGACCTCCAAATCGATGGTAAGATTGATTTGGGTAACCAGGTCGCCGTGGACCTCGGTGGCCAGGATGCTACGGCTGCTCTTGAGGTCGGTGGTGGATTTATTTCCAACTCGAATGAAGTTGCCTGTAAACGATACGCCATAAACTTTACGCGTACGAACCAACAAAGTCAGGATATACAATTACGATTCGATAAGGGTTCGTATTACGCCAAAATAGTGGCTATATTAAGGTCCGATTACAGTGTCCATGATATGAGTACTCTTGTACTCGAGGTACAGGGTGGTACACATGACGGTACCACAAACCCCTCCGAGAACATCACCATAGGCACTAAGAACTTATTCGGTGGTGGTAATCTTCATCCCTGGAACCCCACGGTAACTACAGGTAAATTTGGTTTACTTTTCGCCCCAGAAGTGACATCTGGGCGCACCTATTATTATGACTTGTACATAGAATTGATAACTTCCCGAGGTGGTAAATTACTATCAGCGTTTTCAAATAACCCAGGTGGCACGAATGCGGCTGATAACTTTTCTGGTACGGAATTAGTCGGTCCAAATACTTCAACGAACGCGACGGGTAAGAACTTTGGGTATTAAATTTACTACGAGGGAGTACCTCGCGGTAGATTCAACATTTACGCCCTGATGGAATCAGAGACGGCAAGTGCTATGACGCCAACAATGAAAGCCATGATGACGTAATTCAATTCAGTTTCTTCACGCCCGACCTGAGGCTTTACAGGTTCCGCGACAGCTACCTGCTGCCGAACGGGAGGCTCGATCTCCTCCAGCGGACAATACGCTATCATTTATATATATTTAGAGATTAATTTCTGTCTTCTTCTTTCGACGGGTTCGCTTGGGTTTGGCGGCACCGACATTAACTTCCTTCACCTCACCACCAGTGGAATCCCCGGAGATGGAGACGATATCCGAAAGGTCATCGTCTTCCTCTACTGGGGGAGCAGCGGGGGTAGACTGACCCATAGACGTGTTCATTGGTGGAGGGGGAGGCATCATGATATTACCCATGAGGTTCGAAATATCTACACCGGGCCCCTGCATCTCATACTGACCCGTGCCTCCAACTGGAGCATCCACGGCGGGACCTTCAGGGGAGCGTGTGGTATTCTGGACCGCCGCCATCATGTTCTTCACCAGGTCGGGGTTCTGCTTGATGACATCGTTCATGTTGGGCATGACCGACTTGAACATGGAATTAGTAAGATGGAACATCATCGCGGAACCACCGAGCATCATGATAAGCTTGACCTCCGGTGCGACGCTGACCTTCGAGCGATACTTAACATATAGCTCTTCAAAGACCCCATCATAGTCATCCACATTTTCCATGACGGATTCCGACCAACCCTCAAGTTGAATCTCAAAGGGGTTGTACCGCTTGTTCAAAAACTCGAGACCAGTTACACAGGCGATAAGCATACGCCTCGAAAATCGAATGGACTGCTCAACGTCTATGCTATAGGTGATTCGCTTCACCTCTGACCTAAGTTCATCGATACTAGAGTATGCGTTCAGGCGCTTATTCACGGCAAACCCTTTCTTCTCGAGACGTGTGAGTTTATTGATCAGGTCCGACTTTTCTTCGTCGATGGATGTGTATCCCTTGGAGGGTTGCTCGGCCTGTTCACCTGGACCAGGACCTTGATCCATGGGTTCATCGTCGTAAAGGTCCTCACCGTAATCAATCTCCTCCTCTTCACGGGGTTGCGCAGGAGCGCTCTGTTTGTTGGGGTTCACAAAGGCGTCCATAGCTTCTTGATGGTGAGAAGCACCAGGCCTTTGCATAGGCCTCGTCGTGGGTCTGGGCACTGGATTTGGCCGAGGAACAGAAATCTCAATCTCATCCATGAGCGCCTGTTCATCAGCGTCTAATTTCATAACATTGGTATGACCCCTGTCGAGTACGATTTCTTCGTCCATCTACTCTCTATCTAGAAACTAAGAAAATGTCTTTAACGCACTTTAAAAAAATGTATGTCTATTATAAATGTTCAAACTCAATTTCAACCGGGCCGACCGCAATGCCCTGTTATACATGCTCGTGTTGATGATTGCCATTGTCATCCTCGGTGTCATGAATGCTCGAAGCTCCAACTACCAACCCAGGCCGATTACCATCAAGACGGTCAGTGAGAAGTCTCTCTTCGACCTCAAGTCCGATCTTGAGTGCACCCCTGGCTCCGGTAAGAAGGACAGCCCTTACACCGTTGGTCTTACTCCAGGTGGTCTCTGTGACGCCCAAAAGCTTGTCGGTGAGCACGCTGGGTACGAGATCGCGGACGGAATTGGCGGATCTTTAATCTAAGCTAATTATAAAAATGGCCTTAATCACGTCGCCAACGGAAATGATTCCCGATCTCAACTACGAGTACCATACTGTCACTATCGACAGTGTAGGTCAGGGTAGTGCGAATACCTTTACGTGCCATCTTCAACAACCACTCAAGAATGTGGTGCAAGCTAAACTTTTAGCCGCTCGTATTACCACTACTACGGCCACCGAACACTGTTACGTTTCTATCAGCGAACTCGATTCCATCTTTTCGGATAGGGCGTCGAATGTTCTCACTGGACAAGCGTCGTTGAGTCTGCTCCGTAATTCTTTCGCGAGTCTTGTTACTAGTGATGACACAGGTATAATCAGTTACAAGGATGATTATTCCATCGCGACACAGTACGTAAACCCTATACGATCTATCGATAGGTTCACAGTAAATATTCGGGATCAGGATGGTAACCTGATTACCCCACCTAGTCCCGCCGAGAACAACTTCTTAGTTCTTCGTTTCGTTTGTAGAAAACCCAACTTGTAATTTTTCTCCCCTTAAATTAGTATTACCATGTCTGCCGGTGTTGCACATTTGATCGCTATAGGAGCTCAGGATAAGTATATCACGGGTGATCCTCAAATATCGTTCTTCAGTTCAACGTTCAAAAGGCATGCTAATTTTTCACAATCCGTTGAAAAACAAACCATCCACGGAGCGGTGAAAAACAATTCTATGTCTAGCGTCCAATTCGAGAGGAGTGGTGACCTTCTCAGTTATGTCTATTTCACTATGGATGATACCACCGAAGCCCTTGACACACAAAATTGGGGCGGTATCATCGATAAAGTCGAACTTTTAATCGGTGGTGCCGTTATTGACACACAAGATTCTGTTTTCACAGAAAATATTGCCGTGGATACCTTCGCTCAAAATGTTTCTAAGAGTGCTCAAGGTACACACCCGGGTATTTCCGCGCGCTCGTTCTTTTACCCTTTACGTTTCTTCTTTTGTGAGGGTCCTCAGTGTGCGTTGCCTCTCGTAGCTATGCATCACCACAACGTAGAAATACGGATTTACTGGGGTTCCGCTGCGACTGGTAAGAACGTCGAATGTTTCGCCAATTACATCTACCTCGACAATGAGGAACGTGGTCAAGTCGCCACCCGCACGCACGACATGCTCGTGACACAGGTTCAAAAGAATGTCGCCTCTGGTACGACCGTTCAAGAGCTTACGTTCAATCATCCGGTCAAGTACCTCGCGTCTTCGGATACGACGACCAATGGTGCGCTCACGTCTCCTTCCAACAGAGTTAAATTGAGCATTAACGGAATCGATTTAAGCAATTATAGGTGGGGCAAACCCCACTTTATCGATGTGATGCACTATTACCACACAAACTTCGTGGCGTCTCCCGATTTCTTCTTGTATCCTTTCTGTTTGTCCACCAGTTCTCTTCAGCCCACGGGTACACTCAATTTCAGTCGTGTCACTTCAGCGAAGATTATAAGTGAATCCATGAACATAGAGCACCCCATATACGCCGTGAACTATAACATACTTCGTATCCAAAATGGTCTCGCGGCACTTCTTTACGCGAATTAAAATACCAATCTATATTAAATGGTCAAGAATTTGCCGACGGTGGAGCGGTCTACCAAGGTGAGGTTCGGTAAAAATACCACGAATGACCAGGCAGAAAATACGTTGGTATTCAATGCTAGTAATACCGAGATTGATGCAGACTTTCCAAACTCGATCTACATGACGCCTCTACGTGTACGTACGGACCTCACGGATAGAAATATAGTCGTTATGGCATACAATCGAATTACAAAAGAAGTGATGGATTCCGGGGCGATCGCTGAGGATATTCTCAATTTCACTCTCGAGGCCGCCGTGATTAACGGTAATGTCACCGCGAATACGGTTTCGTTTAATAATGCCATCACATCTGTCACGACACTTTCGAATGTCGGTATCGCTAACGGTTCCCCTACTGATACACTCTCCGTGGGTTCCAAACTTTTTGTAGACAAGGATGGAAGTAATGTGTTGACCGTTTTAGGAAACACGTATATACAAAATAGACTCGTCGTAGACGGTGATGCCACTTTTAATGGTTTAGTAACCACCTTACACTCGAACAACACCGTGATAAAAGATGCCATCATAGAAATCGGTAAAGATAACACACCCACCGATTCGACTTTGGATCTTGGTTTTATTTTAAATCGTCCCGGTTCGAATGTTGTCGTCGGTTTCTTGGAAGGTACGGAAGAGATTGCACTCGGTTACACTCAATCGAGTGCAGAGGTTCAAACGATAACACCCCGAACGGACGAAAATATTAACGTCCACGTGTACGGTCAATTATTCACACAATCGAATGTGGGTATCATAAACACCGTTCCCATACATACGTTAGATGTGGGATCGAATCTCTTCGTGGACGAGTTTGGTTCTAATGTTTTGGATGTCACGGGTAACACGAGTATTTCCGCGGATTTGACCGTTGATGGAGATACCCTCTATGTTGATTCGACCGACGATAAAGTTGGTATCAATACACTGGTACCAGATGCAGAGTTACACGTCGTAGGAAACGCGTACGTGACATCGAACCTGACTGTAGACACAGATACCTTACACGTCGATGCGGTCACGAATCGTGTGGGTATTAACCAATTGTATCCCACCAAGGACCTAGATGTCAACGGAACGATCGCCGCGACTCGACGCGTGGATAATTCGGGATTTAACCGTTTACTCATCGGTGAAGATACGGGAAATTCTATTCATACGACTTCCAATTCTCACCTCATTTCCATGGGCTACAGGGCTGGTTACGACCGTCAACAATCGAACTCGGTAGCCATCGGATACCAATCCGGAAGTGTCATACAAGCAGAATCGGCCGTGGCCGTGGGTAAACGATCCGGTGAGACAAACCAAGGTATAAGCGCCATCGCCATAGGTAGCAACGCGGGCTACGAAAATCAAGGAACGCTCGCCGTGGCTATCGGTGAGAATGCGGGTGGACAAGCGCAAGGTACGAACACCGTGGCCATCGGTAAAGATTCAGCCTCGACGCAACAAGGAAACAGTTCCATCGCCATCGGTAAGGAAGCGGGCTTCTCGCAACAAGGTGAGAAGGCTATCGCGATCGGTGAAGGTGCGGGTAAGTTCTTACAAGGTGCCGGAGCCATAGCCATAGGCTACTGCGCGGGGTACCCCACTTCACAAGCGGCGGGTTCGGTCATCATCAACGGTGGTACGGACACTGCGGGATTTAACAACACGACCACTCAAGATGCACTCTTCATA